GGTGTAATATCAACCACATTATCTTTCTGGGATTGTTGTTGTAACATTCTTTGCAGATCAGTCGTAGATCCTACGAATAGATTATTAGTAGTCTGACTGACTGCTTTTTTTTCTTCTTTGGCGTTGATATCTTTATGTTTCTTATTCAGATCCATAAGCTTATCGTTTACATCAGCAACGTTTTTAATTAGTCCTGATAGTACTTCGAACGCCCGTGGGTGTTCGCTCGAGCGTGCGACCTCGATCATATCCTCAAGCGCATCGCGACCTTTATTAATTAGATCGAATAATGTTTCTCTTGAATATTCGTAGTCGTTTTTAAAATTATCTGAATCATTCATAATTTGGCCATCCGGATCTATCACTGTCACCATCTTCCATACTATATATCGTAGTGGTAAATCCGTAGTCACTATCCGGTGACGCGTCTAATGGGTTCGGCTCTACGATAATTCTGGATGATGGACTATAAAGCGCAAAAGCCCCATCTGAATCAATCGTGTTATATACTAACTTACCATCCGAATCTCTTACCGCACTCGATGTATAAAGATCTACAATAGATTTGCGAATAATAGTTGCTTCAGCAATTGGACCATAGAAGTTAGCAGTCATAGTAAAATCTAATGTGTACTGAATAATACGTCTATTATCTAGAGCCCCTTCGTATGCATCTGAGTATGTAAGACCGTTTAGAGTAATAGGAACATCTTCTTTGATATCGTTATAATCGGAAAATGGTTTAATAGTTAATGTGTACTGTGGCGCAAAATACGGTAAAATTTGTTCTACAATCTGTAGCGCATCATCTTGGGTCTTTGCATACACGTTGAGTTGGAACCCAATGATATAAGGGGTATATGTGTAAATTTTATTACGAATATTTCCAGTACCCCTGTTAAGATTGTTAACTTTTTGTAGCTGACGCTGGGAATCATACTGGAAAGAAATAATTTCAAATGACATACGTGGTAGTTTAATAGCTACCTTTGTATCATTTACTAGATCAGGGTTTTCACGAATACGGTCTAAAAAGCTTGAACTTGGAGCATATGACAAAGGCACTCTCGCTTGACTAATAACCTTATTCGTAGAATCCTTACGAACTACATAAATGTTATTAAAAAGCGAGCCAAACATAGCTACGCTTTTACGAATTCTTTCATGGTAAAAATGATTGCCTAACATTACTGTGGATCTCCGAATGGATTACTTTCACTAAAGTCTAAGAATCCTAAATCTGTCTGAGTTGTGTCGAAATAGTCATTTTTCTCATTTTCAGACAATTGATTATCCTCAGATACACTAACCACTGTCACCGTATTCGTACCATTTGTAATAGTTAAATTTGGGGTCCATTCGTGATATAGTCCATCATCTGCACCCGATTGAACTACGCCTAAGACCTTAGTAGGTTCATCCCAAGACGAAACTTCGCCGGTCATAATAACACCTGAAGAAAATGTCTGTGTAACTACATCACCAGCTATAAATCCAGATCCTGCACTATCGACAGTTAACTGATATTCATAGGCGTATCTTTGTTCGATATCCTGGATAGCTTCAATAGTAGTATCAAAGTCTTCGTCGCTATATTCAAATAGTTCACAACGTAATTTATAGGTTGGTAAATTACTTAACTGGTAAAACGGCTGTTCGTGTTCTACGGCCATAATCTGAAACATAGAATTGGATAATGGCAAATAGATAATGTCACCTTCAAGCGGACGAATGCCCTGGATCGTATTATCTTGTTTCGAAACCGTTTGGTTCCAGCGTCTACGTGATACAATAAAGGTAGCTTGGTCGCGAATTTCTACGCCGAACTTTGTAAATAAATCACCTTCACCATCGAAGCCTTCTGTATTTTCGATGTACATTTCAACCTTATAGGCTGCACTGAATCTCGATGGAACGTCTTCTCCTAAAATTTTATCTTCATTTACTATTTCTCTCGGAAGATAATAAACATCTTGACCATAGATCTTAAGAGATTCTATGATTATGTCTTCATAAAGATTTTGTTCCGATCTAACCTTCTGGCTAAAATATACATTTGTTGCCATGTTTTATCCTACGAAGAAGTCTGCAGGCATTTCAAAGTCCAGACGAATCTTCTCCCTTAAGCGCTCGATTTCATTTGTTGCATCATCATAAATTTGTCTACCGTTAAGAGTTACACCACCAGGTAATTGCATACCTTCAAACTTGATTAAGTTTGCACCCCATTGCTGCTTGATCAATGCAGTAGTATATTCTTTTAACCAAAGATCATTCCATACTTTTGTATGAGTAGAACTATCTACTGTCTTATATGCCTCATAAACAATATACTCGCCAGCTTTTACATCTTGGTCAGCAAAGTCCCCGTGGACATACAGACGATTCATATGACGTGAATACGTTACTTGTGGATATCCATTTAGCTTCATATCCAGCATAGACAGATATTGATTCATTTGCTCATAGTATGCGAGATCCCCAGCAAAGTTTTGCAAATCAGCAATGTCATTTAACATCATCTGGTATTTTATATCAAAGAAGTTAACAGAGTTATTAAACGATGAAGAAATGTAAAACACCCTTGTTACGTTTAACGTGTCTGCAGTAACTTCAATATACTCACGATCTACATCTGTCTGTGTTACTAGATGCGACACATATGTTCTATATGTCGCATCTGAGTGATATTCTTGCCAATACTGTAGGGCTTCATCCACTCTATCTTCTAGCTGATCTGGATCGACATTTATTTCAATGACCGGATCCCCTAGCCTTCTTAAAGAATAGTCAATAAGACCTTGTCGCGTAGATGGATTTGCCATGTATTATTCCTATTATGATGAGGGACTACGAATTGTTTTCAGCGTAGTCCCAGCTGAGTTTTTTATCAATAGGGTAGTAGTTCCGCTAAAATCAGAAGAAGTAACAGATCCGCTTTCAAGCTTATCATTGTTAAGATTAGTGAAATTGGTGTCGACTTCTGTATTAGTTAAAGGCGAGCCTTTTACCGATCTTAATGTTATAGTTGCCATAATAGTATCCTCGTCTAAAAATTATAATAATCGAGAACTACTATTATGGAGCTGCGATTGTAACGGTCCAAGTGATGGTTACAGTATCATCATCGCCTTTGTTAACTGCTGCAAATGTTGTACGGCAAAGCATATCACCAGCGGTTGAGGCGTTAAAAATACCAGCTTCAACAAGTGCACCGGAATGGGTTGAAGCGCCTGAAGGGAATGTCGCAACATATTCAATAGCGTTTGCTGTAACAGTAGTACTGTCTAAGCTAACACGTGTACCAAGCTGTGATACCAGTGCGGTTTGACCTGCTGCTGCTGCAGTGCTGCTAGTACCAACGGCCATATGTGTCATGGCGGCTTTAGTAGGGGTGCCTTTCATACGATCGGCAATAACATTTAGACCAGCAGTTACCACTAGGTTTTTTTCATGGCGTTCATCTTTAACGTTACCGTTTTGATCACGGACAACGATTTTTAATTCGCCGGTTGTTTTTAGGGTTTCACGAATCATTTTGGGGTTCTCCTTAACGTGAATTAATGATTATTCTATCTATTTATAATATTAAAAAGCTGTAGATTCAAGAGCATATGTAAATTCTACATAATCCTCAGCGAAATAGCTTTGTTGATATATTACGCCAGAATCTCCAGCTTCAACCGTATCAGACGTATTTTTATCTATATCTAAATTAGTCTGATCATTTGTATTGATTTGTTCATTTTGTGCTTTACTGATATTAAAGTCACTGGTTTCACTTACATTTGCAGTATTTGTAAATGGTAAGTAATATCCATTGCCTGTAGGTGATCTGTATTCGTAAGCTGTATAACCAATAGAATATGTATCGCTGTCGAAGTAATTTTGTTTATAAATCAGATATGGATCTGAAACATTCGCTGTATCAATAAAGTCTTTAAGGGTTTGTACTAAAAGTTCTATTGTCTCGGTAACTTCAGAAGTATCTGTAAGGCTTCTGTTATATCCTACGGACTTTGTCAGAGATTCTGTAGCATTCGCTTGATCAGATCTTGCTTTGTTAAAGTCAATTACATTATTTTCAGTTGCATTCGCTTGATCTGCTCTTACTTTGTTAAAGTTAAGATCGCTTGTTTCAGTTGCGTTTGCTTGATCAGATCTTACTTTATTAAAGTCGATTATATTATTTTCAGAGGCAGATGTTGTATCACTTAATATTTTACCGAGTTCGATTGTAGTATTTTCAGACGCAGATGCCGTATCAACTCTCACTTTATCAAATACAAATGATGATACTTCTGACGTTTCAGTTGTATCGCTAAATGATCTATTGTAGTCAGTAGCACTTGTTAATAATTCAGATGCGTTTATTATATCACCTTCAACCATTCCGAATGTAAATGTAGATCCATCGGTCACACCTAATAGGTCTTTACCCAGAACTGTATCAGTAAATGATCTATTATAGTCAGTAACACTTGTTAGTAATTCAGCAACCTCAGCTGCATCCGAAAGAACCTTATTAGATGTTATTTGACTGTTCTCAGAGGCAGATGTTGTATCACTTAAAACTTTAGCTAATGTAAATAGAAGACTTTCACTACCATTTGCTGCATCCGAAAGAACCTTATTAGATGTTATTTGACTGTTCTCAGAGGCAGATGTTGTATCACTTAAAACTTTAGCTAATGTAAATAGAAGACTTTCACTACCATTCGCCAACTCCGTAAACGGCAAGCCGAAGATATTGACTGTAGGAGATCTATAGTTAAATACGACATATGATTGGCCATTAACGATGTAGTCGGAGTCAAAATAGTTCTGACTAAAGAGTTCGTATGTTTGATCTGCTTCAAGATTCTCTGTGAATTCTCTATTAATAACTAGAAGAAGCTCTAGAAGATCTGTTGTATTAGCTTGATCTGTGAAACTTCTATTATAATCAATGACCCTGGTCAGTGATTCGGTAGCATTAACTTGATCACCTTCAACCATTCCAAAGGTAAAAGTAGAATTATCCGACGTTTCAGTTGTATCGGTAAATGTTCTATTGTAGTCAACGATCTTTGTTAGTAATTCGCTAGCATTAACTTGATCTGATTCAGTCATACCAAATAAGAATGCAGAATTATCTGGCGTCTCGGTAGTATCAGTAATCGATCTATTGTAGTCAACAATTCTGGTAAATGATTCAGATGCATTTGTTATATCACCTTCAACCATTCCGAATGTAAATGCAGAATTATCCGACGTTTCAGTTGTATCGGTAAATGTTCTATTGTAGTCAACGATCTTTGTTAGTGATTCGCTAGCATTAACTTGATCACCTTCAACCATTCCGAATGTAAATGCAGAATTATCCGACGTTTCAGTTGTATCGGTAAATGTTCTATTGTAGTCAACAATTCTGGTAAATGATTCAGATGCATTTGTTATATCACCTTCAACCATTCCAAAGGTAAAAGTAGAACCATCAGTTACACCTAAAAGATCTTTTCCTAATACGGTATCAGTCAAGACCTTACTGAGAACAAAAGCAAGATTTGTATCAACAGTGTTAATTTGATCTGTCGGATTTTTACCAAAAATAATTGTACTAGTGTCTGTAGACTGGACTGAATCAAATCTATCTTTATTAAAGGTCCAGATCGAGTTTTCCGATACGGACATAGATTCCGTAAATGGAAGACCATAGATATCGAACAAGTCAGATCTATAGTTAAATACCACATAAGCTTGACCATTGACAATATAATCAGAGTCAAAGTAGTTCTGACTAAATAACTCATAGACTTGTGACGCTTCAAGATTTTCTGTTAAATTTCTATTGATAACAAGAAGAAACTCGACTAAATCTGAAGTATTCACTTGATTAGTAAAGCTTCTGTTATATGCTACTTCTTTTAATATAGATTCGCTAACATCGACTTGATCTAATTCAGTCATACCAAAGACAAATGTTGGACCATCTGTAATTAATGCTGAATCGCTTAATACCTTGTCGACAATAGCGGATAGAGATTCAGTTACATTAGTCTGATCTTCTCTATTTTTATTAAATGACCATATACTATTTTCACCAATACTAGTGATATCTGAAAATTCTCTATTATATTCCACAATTCTCGTAAGGAGATCTGACGCATTTGCCGCATCGCCTTCGACCATTCCGAACGAGAATGTAGAACCATCAGTCACACCCAGTAGGTCTTTTGCTAGTGTGGTATCACTGAATGCTCTATTAAATTGAGTTATTTTGGTAAATGATTCTGTAGCATTTACAACATCGGAATTAAATTTATTAAATGTTATCCGACTATTTTCTGAGACCGTAGAAGTATCATTTAAAACTTTAGCTAATGTAAATAGAAGACTTTCACTGCCATTCACTAACTCTGTAAATGGTAGACCGAAAATATTAATAGTCGGGGATCTATAGTTAAATACCACATAAGCTTGGCCGTTAACTATATAATCGGAATCAAAGTAGTTTTGACTAAATAACTCGTAAGTTTGTGAAGCTTCAAGAAACTCGGTGAATTCTCTAATAAAGCTAACAAGAGTTGAAATTGACTCTGTAACATTTGCTTGATCAGTGAAACTTCTATTATAGTCAATGATTCTGCTAAAGACTTCGCTGACATTTGTTACATCACCTTTAACCATTCCAAACGAGAATGTAGAATTATCTGGTGTCTCGGTAGTATCAGTAATCGATCTATTGTAGTCGACGATTCGAGTAAATTGTTCAGTTGCATTTATTATATCTGCAAGAGATTTATCGAATTCTATTACTTTAGTTTCAATAACCGAAGAGCTATCAGTAAAGTTTCGGTTGAAACCTACCACTCTAGTAAACGTCTCACTGGCGTTAGCTATATCACCTTCAACCATTCCAAACGAGAATGTAGAACCATCAGTCACACCCAGTAGGTCTTTTGCTAAAGCAGTATCAGTAAATACCTTATAAAATCCAGATGCTATATTAAGTAATTCTATAATATCTACTGCATCAGAGAGGGATTTATTAAATGCTATTTCGCTATTTTCTGAAGCAGTCAAAGATTCACTTAAGAATTTACCAGACGCTAGTAGAAGATTTTCGTTAACATTCAATAACTCTGTAAATGGTAAACCGAAGATATTAACCAATGGCGATCTGTAGTTAAATACAACGTATGATTGACCATTAACGATATAATCAGAGTCGAAGTAATTTTGGCTGAACAGTTCATATGTTTGTGGTATATTAACAGTTTCAGCAAAATCTCTAACAAATGTAACAATTCTAGTAAATATATCTACTGCGTCTGCATAATCAATAAAGGCTCTTCTTGCATCCAGTATAGTAGATATTGATTCGCTTGCATTTGCTATATCGTTTTTAACCATTCCAAAGGTAAACGTTGCACCATCAGTTACATCTAAAAGGTCTCCTCCTAAAGCGGTATCACTCAGAGTTCTATAATAACTTACAATCCTATTAAATTGTTCGGTCGCATTTACTATATCTGCAAGAGATTTATCGAATTCTATTACTTTAGTTTCGGTGGATAAAGCACTATCACTAAATAAACGGTTAAAGCTAACCGTACGACCGAATACCTCGGCAGCGTTAACTGTATCACCCTCGGCCATTCCGAAGGTAAACGTTGCACCGTCAGTCACACCCAACAGATCTTTCGCTAGTGTGGTATCGGTTAAAGATCTATAATAACTTACAATCCTATTAAATTGCTCTGTTGCATTTATTATATCTGCAAGAGATTTATCGAATTCTATTACTTTAGTTTCAATAACTGAGGAACTGTCGTTAATATTTCGATTAAATCCAACTACTCGAGTAAACGTCTCACTGGCGTTAGCTATATCACCCTCGGCCATTCCGAAGGTAAACGTTGCACCGTCAGTCACACCCAACAGATCTTTCGCTAGTGTGGTATCAGCTAATACTTTTGCAATTGCGAATTGTAAATCATTATCAATTGCATCTGTTAAATCAGATATTATTTTATTAGTTACAAAAGATTGAATATCGTCCGGATTAACAACATCTTGAATAAGTTTACCAAAACTTAAATAAGACACATCGCTGGCATCCACCGGCAATTCTGTAAAGGGTAATCCAAAAATATTAATAGTCGGAGATCTATAGTTAAATACCACATAAGCTTGACCGTTAACAATATAGTCCGAATCAAAATAAGTTTGCTGATAAAGGAAATAATCATCAGGTATATTTGATAGATCTGTTAATACTTTATTCGAATTAAAGTTTAAATTTTCAACCGAAGTGATGATATCACCTTCAGACATTCCGAAGGTAAACGTTGCACCGTCAGTCACACCCAGCAGGTCTTTTGCTAGTGTGGTATCACTTAGAACTTTTTCTACCGCAAGCGATAAATCCTCGCTTGCGTTTACTATATCATCAATAAATCTTCTAAGATCAATGAATATTGATATTATTTCAGATATATTTGCTATATCAGATAGATTTTTACCAGTATTGATCACACTATTTTCATTGACATTCGAAGATTCGGAAATATTACCCATATCGAATGAAAGTGAAATTGCTTCAATAATTTGACTGACATCGCTGTATACTTTTTGTATGTCAAATGTATTACTATCAGACGATAGCGAAGTATCTAAAATAGATTTATTAATTTGGTAATTAAGCGATTCGCTTGAAGTAATAGATTCAGTAAAATCTCTGAATATTTGTAAAACCAGTCGAATTGATTCGCTTATATTAACAAGACTGGCTTCAACCATATTAAACTGGAATGTAGATCCATCGTTAATACCAACAAGATCTAAAGCATTCGAGACGTCCGATAGTACTTTTTGCAGAGAATAAGTTAAAATCTCATCATTTAATTCTGTAGTATCTGAAAGCCCTTTATTAGAGTTAAGGGATTGATTATCACTAACATTAGAAATATCAAATTGGGGTTTATTCAATAACCATGCTGAATTCTCTAAAGCTTGCGCAGAATCGAATTGGGGTTTATTGTATAACCATGTTAGATTTTCATTTACATTAGATACATCAAATTCGCCCTTATTAAATGACCATATCGCATTTTCTATTATGTTGAATAGATCTGATAGACCTTTATCTGTTATAAAGGTTGGATCTGCGTCAGATACTGATGCTGAATCTAAAGAAAGAGATTTATTAAATGTTAATACAGCATTTTCATTCGCTTGGGCTAAGTCGAACAATGTCTTTAAAAGATTAAATGTAAAATCTTCTAAAGACTGAGCTTGATCATCTAATGATTTTAATGTATTAAAAATTAAATTGTCGTCAAAAGTTTGCGCGGAATCAGAATAATAAGCATATACCCCAAGTACAACTAAAATTTGTTCCAGTATAACTGCTCGATCTGATTCAGCCATCCCGAATGAAAAGGTAGACCCATCAGTAATACCTAATAAATCTTTTCCTAATACGGTATCGCTTAAAACCTTATCTACAATATAATTAAGTGCCACAGAAGCATTAGCAGAGTCAGATGCACCTTTGTCGAATAATAAAGTACTACTATCAGTTACAGGGCCAGTTAGATCAGCTGGTAATTTGCCATATTGGAACGTAAAGCTTTCATCTGCGCTAAATGTATCTTGAAGCGGCTTGCTATATTGGAATGTGAAGTTTTCAGAAGCAAGAGAAAGGTCCTGTCTTACCGAACCAATCTGGAAGAATATATCACCATCACCGGCAATTGGGAAATCTTTAATACCTTTATTCGTGTCGAAAAAGGCAATATCATCTATACCAGCTGGATCGATAAAGTCCGATAAAGTTCTGCGTAATTGATAAGAAAATAATTCAAATGCATTTATGTCATCGGTTAATGGAATTCCCGGTAATGTTCTTAAACGTCCGAGAATATGTTTAGCAGAATCAATTTCAAATTCTCGAATAAACTGCCCGCTACCGACTAAAGAAAATGTAGGAGAATACGATACATTTATAGAACCTACAATAGGTTTATCGATTTTATTCTCAAGGTGTTTACTTACTAATGGTAAATTAGAGTCACGATAAGATTTACTGAAAACACTAAATAAACTTTTTATAGCCTTACCAGTTAATAAAAAGTTTTTAGTATTTTCAGTATTTGTTGAACTAACGACAGGTCTATTAAATTTATTTTCTGATAAACCAGATACTACAGGAGATCCAGAATCTCTATATGATTTACCAGATACACTAAAAGGGGGTTTCATTATACACGGGTAACAGCGGGTGTAACAGTCACCATACCTTCTATTACTCTGTATCTTTCTCCACCAGAATCTTCAATATAGACGTCATAAACGTATCTTCCAGCTGTAATAGCAGCTGTTTCTTCATCAGTCATGGTTAATAGTATTCTACCGGCAGAAGGATTTTCAGTCGTAAATGTCCCAGCTACCGAAGAAGATCTATATGTTTTTCTGATCTGACTTGTAATAGTAACCCCAGTAAGATTATATGGACCACCCGAGGTAGTTTTTAAATCTACTTGATATCTAAATGTAGATCCCTGATCAATTTCTAGTTCTTCGTACAGAGCCATGTTTCACCCCTTTGTTATGTTAACACTATTTATGATGTTTTTTTATACTAAAAAAGGGGATTTACAGATTTTAAAAATCCGGTATAATATAAAAGTACTTTTTATGGTAGGGGTAATATATCACACCTTCTTCCGACAAAATCTTTTACATTCAGGCAAGGCAGTATCTTCAGAATCCCATGATTCAGGTAAAGTTTTAGTAAACCATTCGTTATTTAGTATTTCTTCCAGTGGGGTATGATTAACATTATACTGTTTTTTATTTTTATAATATGCACCCCATACTGGTGCCTTTTCCTTTACGTAATGATCCCAATCCCATCCTACTATTTTATACTTGTCAGTATTTTGCATATCCCTTTCATATGAAAGATTTGCTAGATAACAACACGGCATTACTTGACCATCTGGATTAATTAAAACCCTATTAAATTTCATCCATTGACACTCAATACCTAACTTATTTGCATTTAATTGTTTCATCATAAATCCTTTTCATATGATGATCATCGTTTAGATCAAAAACTTTTCCGAATATATCTTTGGATAAATTAGATTCTTCTAAAATATCCTGATTCCCGAATTCATCATAAAATTCAAATCCTGAACCATTCCAAAAACGATTTGATTTGGTATAAATGATACCCTCAGCACCATGTGATTTTACCAATTTGGCTATATCATATAAGCTTTTTTCATTGTGTTTAAATACTACTGTAAAAACTTGAGAAAGTCCTTGCGCCAAACTAAATGATTCCATATTTTCTAATATAAGATTTAGATTGGTTTTCTGTCTGTATTTAGAATGTTGTTCTTGGGTAATACCTTCTATAGCCCATATTACCTTTATTCTTTTACCGCCTAATAATCCTAAATCCCACCACCAATTCGAATCTCGAATACTACCATTTGTATTAATGCCTATTTGAATATGATCATTTGCTTTTATAATATATTCTACGATTTTAAATATATCTTTATTCATTATTGGATCACCCCAAGTACCACAAATATCCATATATTTAATATGTCTTAAAGTACTTTCGGGGAAGTACTTTTTAAATTCTTCAAAAGACCATTGGACCAGAGGAAGCCATTCTGCCTTATTTAACCCATTCGGATTTGTTCTATGACATTGAGGGCATGCCGCATTACAATACGTGCTAAGATCTAACCATACCCCCAATCTCTTTTCTCGGTATCTTTCATTGTAATTTCTTACAATATTTTCCATAATCTTTCCATTCATGTGGTTTATTCGTACTACGAGTAAAGTGAACCATCTTTATATCTTGATGAAAGTCATTACCGTCGTATAGTTTATTCCCGGTAATTTCGAAATATTTATCCTCGATTTTTTGGGTGCTAATATCTGGATCACTTATCCACCGGGTGAACCAGGCATCTGGCATAAGTTTTAGATCCATGCCATACAAGCTATCTTGAACAAACATAAACTCCCCATTCACCGGACCAATAGTTAAACCAGCTTTGATATAGTAATTCGTGTAGTATGGAATATCACCAATAAACTTTTCATAGATGTGTCTCGTTCTGCTTGGCCAGAACTTGTAAAAGCCTCCCGCCATCTTAAACGGTGTACCGTTAAAGTTCCACCAATACGGAATAGAAACAAACTCATTCTTTGCACATGGATAGTTAATCACTTCATGGTAATCGTGGATAAGAAGCTTATCGATATCCATTACAATTACAGGTTCGTCGATATCCATACCGAAGACCTGTAGTTTATTCCATTGTAGCGGAACCCACTTATGAAAAGGCTCACGAATCCAATGGACGTCGTGACCTTCTAACTTGCTGTTGATATAATTTTCATATTCAGGACCATACTTTGTTCCGATCCTTACACAAAATACTTTCAAAGAAACCATTCCATTTTTTTGTTAATGCAGTGGTATAGTTTTGCATCCGGATCACATGCATTTTTATTCGTTTTCTTTTCGTCAACGATATAATGCCACGACCCATTTAGATATTCAATTAGTATATCTTTCGAGTGAACAAGATAAGAAAACAAAGTTTCGTTATCATAACCGAATACACGACGAATGTTGTAGGGATACATGGAATCTTCGTCAGTCTTCAGTTCTGTCATTAGATCCAAATTCTCACGGAAGTTTTCAAAGTAACCTAGTTTTTTAATAATCTCTGACGATGCAACCATGATACCAGTATTAAATACATCATTATCCGGTTCATAGCCTTTTTCGAGTAACATAGCATGTGCATTCCAATACTTTGTAGCCGGATTACGAATACAAGTATTATAATTTTTCGGAGCTACGATCTTACCCCAGTGCGCTAGCGCGTTCGAGTGCGCGCATCCAAACTTATTATGGATATCATGCGCTTCAAAAATATCCTCAGTTGTATTTGGAATAACATCAAAATCTAAATAGCAGACAGCATCATATTTGTCTGCCATTTGTCTCATAGTCCAGTGCTTATAGAAGTTTACGATATCATAATGCGAGACCTCAGGATAGTCAGTCTCAAACATCTCTACAAAATCCTGATATTCCTTATCCCATTCATACAGATGATAATTAGCACCAATTGCTTCAGCGTATTGCTTATGACGCTCTACAACCTTATCGTAGTTGTTTAACAGCGCCAACTTTGTTTGTAGACTTTTATCGGTTTGAACCTGTACGCCGTTTTCAAACCAACCAGGGTTATCTAATTTATTTTCCGGTATGTCTACAAATACGCTGTAAACTACTTTTTTCATTTTCCAATTACCATATGCCTATTAAAATCTCCTAAATTTAATGTACCAGTGTATGCAATATAATCTAATTTTAATTCTAAAGCAAACAATTTAGGATCAGGCCAACAGTTAATATGAGCATTTAATGCTGTATAATCATTCGTTTGAAAACAGATCCAGGTATTTTTAGGTTTATTTTTTACGATATTGATCAGATCTTCCTGCTCCATATGTTCGCAACTTGTATTAACAATAGCTGAATACGGTGAAAAATCAATTGGTTCATGTACATCTAACGTTTTAAATGCAACATCTTGATCGTGAAATAATTCCCAACCATAACATTCACACATAGGATCCATATCACTAGAAGTAATATTCATACTAGCATTAGGCCACAACTTACGAAGTTGATATGCCATCATTCCATACCATCCTCCGACGACTAAAATATTTCCGTTCGGATGATTGTAGTTTTTATATAGTTCTTTTGCTAGCCATTCTTTACCCTCCCAGTGATTCTTATCAACTGAGTGCACTAAATCTTTAATACGAAATAAATCATCCACCCCATACATTGATTCATCGTACACTTTTTCACAAAGCTTTAGAACTCTATTTAAGATCGTCGAGTCCAACATCAATCTCCTCAAATGTCAATACACATGGTTCATAATCTACTTCAGGTTGATATTTTTTCGATTGAATATATTTCTTATCAAACACAAAGTGATTTACTTCGAAGTCTTCATGTACCAGGTATCTGTCAATACCAACATATTTACGCATGAAATAATCGCGGAATCCTGATTCGTTAAAATATGTCCAATATTCATACATTTCTTCATTTGATGCATCCCATGTCATGACTGAACTATTAATTCTTACATCATAATTTGCTAAACGATCGTATAGCTTTCCTTGCTTCCAGTGTGAATGAACAAGGGTAAGTTTTTCCCAGTCACGTTCATCATCGTGGATAAGTGGATCTTTTAATATTTTCACATCTAGGTCGAAGAAATACGTTTTGCCTTCGATAGGCATTTCAGGATCAAACAATCTAAGTTTGTTCCATACACCCTTAAGAGTGGGTCTACCCAGAGGCAAAATAATATTTACCTCTGGATCAATATTAGTGGGATCGTCTGTATAACAAAAGAATTTAAATTCTGCTTTTGTTAATCTTTTAAGATCATTATAAAGTTTATTTACAAATTCAGCACTATACTTCGTGCCGAATTTTACACACATCACATTATACATATTATTCCTTTAAAGAAATATAAATCTGTAATAGTTCACTAAGGGATTTAGCTTTTCTAATAGAAAGTTTAAGTTTTTTATCTTCGGATTTTTCAACAATCGAATCTTCTAACATTGCAATCTTAGTATTAAATACAAAGTCAAGATCTTTATCTTTCGAATCAATAACAGAAAGTAAATCTTTTGCAGTAACTTCTGAAGATTTTATATGATCCGTGTTAAATTTATATTGTAGATTTTCTCGATCGATACCGCCCAAACGTTTTTCTATTGCTTCTTCTACTATTTTATCGAGATTCTTTTTTTCCAATTCAATCTGGTTCTGTGTATTTTGTTCAATCTGCTCTAAACCAATTTCTCCAAGAAGATCATTAAAATCCTGTTGTGTGAAATCGACACTTAAAGTATAAGGTGTTACTATATCACCTTCTCGATATAGTATTTCGATTAACATATTGTTAGGAGGATCTATGAATTGTGCAGATACTATTTTTCCGCTGAAAATTGCCATAATAAGTCACCTTTATTAATATTAAACTTGCGTAATTTTTAAATTATATGTAGAGATAGTTTGTGGTGTGCCGCTCGGAACTTCCTGTGTACGATAATCATCTGCATCTACGAATCTTGTAAGATAGGTAGAACCGTCGAGCCTCGTATCAGTCATAGCAGTACCACGATTATTACCTGTACCATTGATACTATAAGAAATTTTAGTACCGGCAATTTCTGCAGCATAATAACGTATCATATCTTCAAGAGCTGTTTGAAAAGTAGCTGAAGGAGTTTGCTGAAGATCGATGCCGCTTTTCGTATAACATATTGGAAGTTCATGACCTGCCGCGGAGGCAGAATTAACTCTATGAAGATAGTAATTAGTAATAGTAATAGGCTGGTCCAGCGTATTAGGAATAGATCCAGCAAGATACGCAGAAGCATCTGCCCTGGTATCGGTAAATATAGGGGTTGATGAGCCGCTTACCTCAGTTGCTCCTGCCACTGAAGAAGAAGTCGAAATAAAATAAGTACCTGCTTGAGCTGTACCAGTTGAACCCGAAGTAAGAGTATCAATCGCAGGATAAATGAAGGTATCTGCAAAATCTGTTGCAGTCATTTCTCTTAGATCACTGCCATCGTAATACATCGGGTAAGAATATGTTGCGTCTGTCCAAGATACTTCTGAAGTATCATAAGCCTGATTTATTTTAGAGTAATTTACTGTTGTAGTTGATACGTCCGGGGTTTCAGCAGGCGTATCGTAATCGACAGTATCGGTTGTCCCTGCACCAGCAATTAATCGTGTATCAGACATGGTACCTAGATTACCGCCAGATCCTACTACCGATAATGTAACAGAGGGACTAAGACCATATAGTCGAATAGCTTCTGTTTGTATAGCTTCAATTTCAGCAGTAGTCATTTCCCTTAAATCACTACCGTCAAGTTTTAGTGGGGTTCTAACTGCCATTATTAACTTCCTGCACCATATAAGGTTTTAAGAGGTGTGCCTGTGCTATTATATATTACTAAAGAAACTTCATCTTTTAATTTAGCTCTTGATACTGCATCATTAGCTAATTTACCCTCGATAATAGCCAAGTTGTCTATTTGGGTTGTACCGATACTCGCGATAGAAACTGCACCTAATGTAACCGTAAAATCATTTGTATTAAAAGATGCAATACCTTTATTAGTAGTGGTTGCATCTTCACCTGAAATAACTCCAGATGCAATATCTATACCTTCACCGGCACTAAAGTGTGCTCTAACTTCTGATGCGCTTGGTCCGGTGTATGTAATAACCCCAGACGTTGAATTATATGATAGTGAGCCATCACCACCGGCGTCAGTGACAGAGATCTTACCACGAATTGTTGCATCGGAAATACTAAATGTGCCCGCCGCCGAGCTATATGTAGTATTTGTCCCGCTAGCAAAATGGGCTCTAACTTCTGATGCGCTTGGTCCGGTGTATGTAATAACCCCAGAGGTAGAATTATATGATAATGAACCGTCACCACCAGCATCAGTTACTGAGATTTTTCCGCGAATTGTTGTATCAGAAATACTGAATGTACCTGCAGCTGAGCTATATGTAGTATTTGTCCCGCTAGCGAAATGGGCTCTAACTTCTGATGCACTCGGACCTGTATAAGTTAATACGCCATTTGTTGCATTATATGATAGTGAGCCATCACCACCGGTGTCAGTGACAGAGATTTTACTTCTGAAATCCAGATCTGAATCAATCAGCGCGTATACTTCATTAATAGCAGAAACTAAATCTGTTGCGGTAGTATTTAAGGTTTCTGCATCTCCAGCATCTGCAGATAGGCCATTAAATTTCGTAACAAGTGTACCAAAATTATCGGTTATATTAAGTGTAGTAATAGCCATTATAGTTTCTCTATGATCTGGGTTAGCATGGATTTGATATCATTAACATCTTGCTTCAATTGCTCAATCTCCTGCTTTTGCCTGTTACGATTCTCTTTTGCTTTTTTAGCTGTATTAACTGCAGAAGTATTTATATTAATTACCGCACCAGTTTCCGGATCTCTTCCAAATCCCGGTGCGTTATCAGATCTTATCACTTTCATTATACCGCCAGCGCAATTGTCCGTATATCTTTAAAGGTCGGCACTTTTGCTTGGTTCTGAGAAACCATAACAATTTTAATCTGCATCTGGTTAAATGCATCAAGCGTACCAGTGTTACCACCAATCAGATATTCGTACTCTCTAAATATTTCAGGATTCTCATCACTGATTAATCCAGACGATGGGGAAACTGCTGTCCATGAAATATCTGCAATATTATCATCACCAGAAGCTACACGATAGTATACGTCGAATGAAGCATCGTTCGGTTTATTTGCAGTAACGAATAGCTTCATACCTACTGCATCTTGTGCTAAAGTAATTACTTTACTAATATGTTTAGCAACTGATGAGCCACCTTTTGGATTCGTTTCCGAAACGTAATTAATAGGAACGTTAAATCCAGCTGCTGGAGTTTCAGATGGTTTATCGATAATATTATTAACTGCAATAACTGTAGCTCTTTGCATATCAACAACCGGTGATACGTTCTGGTCAAACGTTTTCATGGATAATTTCAAGTTAAAGCTCTTATTACCACTTAGATATGCAGTTTCATTATCCGCATTTGCAATCATTCTTGGATTATCAAATACGATGTTTTTACCTAATGAGACGCCTCTGTATGTAGTAGATAGCTGATAAGCTGTTTCTGTACCAGCAATTGATTGACCACTGGTAGTTGCAATTGACGGAACAATCTGGGCAGCCGGCGGAATTAATGTGGACAAGTTAATATTTGCAATATCCATTAGAATATTCTGATCTGCTAAGATTGCACTACCACCACCGATCTCGGCAGATGTAGAAGCAGAATCAGCTTCAAATTGATAACCAGTTGCATCTACTACCGTAATAGTTCTAGCACCGTTAATAGAAGATGCACTAATACCTGCCAGATCGATTGCACCCGAAATATTAACTGTATCACCAACTGTAAAACCATGACTTGGCTGATATACCGTGATAGTAGCATCGGCCGAATCGACTGACATAGGATCTTCAGTTAATAGTTTTTGTGGTACATTCGTATTAGTTAATGTAGCAACCCCTTGTGTATTACTAAATTTTGCTACGTGGATCTGCATTTTCAGATCTTCCCACTGAACAGGTGTCCAAGTACTGTTATTTTGGGATTTGAATAGAGACCCTAGGAATGGCTGTTTAACAATTTTTCTATCTGTTGTACCAAGTTCAAAATCGCCTACTCTTGAAATATAAACTTTATAAGTAGGAACGCTAGAAATTAGAACAAAGCAATATTCTTTACCTGGAGCAAGATAAACGGGTTCGTCAAACTCGAAAGTTGTTGCTACACTTGCATCTGTTGATGTAGTTATATCGGTAGGGAATTTAAATACTGTAGAACCCCCAATAATCTCAGGCGATGGGAATCCGTTATTCATAGCACGAATTTGGCCCCATACTGGAGCAGTACCTGGATCTTTTGCAGCAAAATAGATATCTACCTTAGTAGCAAATACCCCGTTTTGTTCAGAAACTCTAAACGATTGCGCTAATGGATCATCATTACCTTCACCCATACATGCAGGACCTGGAACCGGATTAACAAAAGCTACTTCACCAGTTACAGTATTTCTCCACCAATTAGCTGGATCGGTTGATTCTGCAATCCATTCTCCGGTAGGTGCTCTTGGAGTAGGTATAACAGTATCATTCGTACCCACACCATTATCGGTATCAATAGAAGTACCTGAAACGCTTGTAGTATTAGTTACTCTTGAACTACTGGTTTCAGAAGTACTAGTTGAAGTAGCAATTTCTAAGATTCTTGTACTAAGAACATCTTTTTGTCTTGTTTCCAAAACACCTTGCGAAGTGAATTTCTGTATACCATAAGATGTACTAAATTCCACGTTATTAGGATCTGTAGCATCGATCAATGTAAAAATTCGCGTGCCAGCATTAAATCTAAGATTAGCTGTAGAAGGAATAAAGAATGAACCTTCAATATCACCATTTGCGTCGGCAATAAGTGGTGAAGATCCTTCTGGATGACCTAAAGCGGTATTATTAACGTTGCCGACAGTTTGTGGATCATCAGAGGTTCTTACGAAAGTCTCAGATCTACACCAATCAGAAACATCAACTTTATCGAAGAAAGGAAATACCTCAGTGTCTGGTCTAAATCCTCTACCTTGGAAATAGATTTTTCTAGATCTCATAAATGGTATAGTGGCTGTCTGTAGAAGCCTATCCCCGACAACTTCTCTGATAGTCGTTTCGCCTACGACGCGGTTTAAACCCGTTTGAGTAGAAGTCCATGATGTTCTAACAGTTTCTGTCCCACCAAAGCCATAATCGCCTGTAGTTTCTCTAACGCTTGTGCTAGACCCGCTGCTAGAACTGAGTGTAATGGTATTAGTAGTTGATCCAACACTAAGTTGATCAATAGGTGTTCCACCCCAATTCCACTCATGATCATTCCAAAGATTTGCACCGCTTGTGTCGAGCTGGGTTTGAGTTACTACTGAATCAGGCTGATATGATTTTTCAATCCAGTTATCACTTGCCGGAGAAAGAGTAATATTACCGTTAAATCTTGTTTGCCAGAATGGTAAAACATTTTCTGTATCACTTGCCATATTCTGATTGATATATGATCTATGAGTATATTTCAGATAAATGTTATCGCCTCTTTTGACCACATTCGAATTTAAAACATTATCAGAATCATACATCAAGTTGATTGCATCAGTATTTCCGCGCGGTCTCATATATTTTTCCACGGGATCAATTGCTGCATTATAGTCAGGATCACTTACATCAGAAAAGAAGTGATTTGTAAATGTATCAACAAAGAAGCCCGATTTGGTCCTATTATTACCATCGGAATCCAAAACTGCTAGGTTTGCTGTATCAAGCTCCAGAAGGGTAAGAGAGGTTACTTCTTCTAGAGAATTCAATCTGTTTTCTAATCGACCGATATCACCCATTGTGTAATGCTTATGGTCAATCTGAATTGACTTTAAATCACTTGAGTTTAATACATAAGGATTATGTTGAATCCTATACAATTCCATACTATTGTCTGGGTGATTAGGGAAAAATGGGGTTAATGATTCTTCGCCCTTAACTACAGAAACCACAGAGTTTGTATTAATGATCACTTTGTCGTTTCTAGCATTATAATATTCCACATCAGCGCGGATCGTATCATTCGGTTGTGGAAGTTCATTAATAATTGCACCAGATGCGAATGTGCCAGATGAATTTACTACAGGACGGAAATCCAGAACATTTCTTAATGGGATAGAAGTTCCATTAGCAAGAGTATGTGTAGGAATATCTTCATAATCTACCTGCCCAGAATAAGAGTTAACTGCAAAGAAATCACCAGAAACGCCATGAGAGAAATAGTCGTATTTAGCAACCACGTCATATGTTGGGACAGTTTGACCGGATTTAAGAACTAAGCGTCCTAAGCCATAATAGTTATCTCTTTGACCATTGTCAAGAATAAATCTCGATCTTACACTATTACCACCTACAGTATCTTTCGTTACTGAAGTAAAATTATATACATCGGACTTTGACAAGTATGCAAAGATTGTTCCGTTGCCATCAGAATCCCAAGCCCCAGGAATAATGGTGTCTTCTTGACCAGTGTTCAGTGTCTTAGAACGAATAGCCCCTGCAGACTTATCGACATACGTCATAACTTCAATACTAGAAGCTGCCCCTAATCCCGAAATGGTTGCACTAGTTGTGCCTACTCCAGTAATAGTAGCTCCTGTGAATACGTCATTACCATCATCACAGATAATCCAATCATTGGTATTAGCAAATGTTTCACCTGAAGCTGAAAGGTTAAGCGATGCACTACCAGCAGTAACAGCTGCTGTAAATCTTCTCTGGGTTGTGAGTGCAATATCATCAATATTAGCCGGGCGAATTTTAGGTAATGGTAATAAAAGAGAATTTACTTTAGGATCTTTTAAAACGGCTTGACCGAGTTCAAGAACTAAGTTCATATAGTCTAAAGTACCAGTACCAAGACTTCTTACACTTCTAAAGTTTTGACCAGAGTTCATAGAAATCTGGAACAAATGAATTCTGTAATAGCCAGCAGTGTTATCTTCGTCGATAGCTCTTACTCTAGCAGTACCGATAACCGTTCCCGTACCACCAATTGTATTGTAAAGGTTAATCTGCGAAAAATCGTGGATATCTGGTAAACCCTTACTTGTAGTACCATTAACCAGAACATAATTACCAAGAGTAAAGGCCGTTACTTCGTTATTAGTTGTCGTTGTACTTCTAGGTTTATTAACAGTCATTCTATGTTGGGTATTAAGTTCAACCCTATAACCATCAACATATGCTACACCTGGCTGTAAAATAACGTCTAATTTACTTGTATCTGTAGCGTTATCTCTATAAGTTACTTTAAAAGGTTTTACGATATAATCGCCAGATTCTTCAGAAGTTCTTTTAGCTAAAAGATCTCTTATGATATCATAATTTTCTTCATCAGCCGGTCTTTTAACGTCGTAGATCTGTACCCCGTTTAAAAGACCTGCTTTTACAAAATTTTCAGATGGGTCTACATCCGATTCTAATGTTAGTTGTAATGCAATTTTATATCTGTCAGCACCAGGTGACGAAGTATTCGGTAAAGGTCCAGAATTATCATAGAGACTTTCATCGTCATTCGCTGTTACAATAGACTCTACGACTTTAAATCCGAAGTTATCTCTATTAGTGGTAAAATTCTCATATTTTTTTGCCAGAATAGTCTGAGCTTCTGTGAAAACCATTCTGCCAGATACGAAATATATGCCACTATTGTTAGAAAGAAAAACACCTTCACCCAGCGCCGGATTTGAAGTAGTATTAGTTGTCTGAATAGTTAAAGTAGTAGACCCATTCGAAATATTTTCACCAGGTCTAAAACGTACATCTGAAGCAGAAACATTGGTATATCTTACATAAATGGTACCTGGATCTCCATTTCCACTCGGCTCAATATAAGTAACTACGCCGCTGACGCCACTGGTTGCACCGGTAAATGTTGTATTGATTAGGGTAGATGTATTACTAGGAAGCGCATTTGTGGTTTCATTTAATTTTGCAAATTGTGAGGATCTTGAGCTAAATCCGCCGCCTTGTACAATAGCACCTTCTACAAATAAGTTATCTGCAATGCGAGTTAATTCTCTTTGAGTAATCGTCTGAAGCTGAGTTAATTCTCTAGCTTGAACCGCTCTGCCATTATTAAATAGTATCCTATGAAAACCAGCACTGTCAGAGAAATCGTCTCTGTAGGTTTCTAGGAAAGTATTTTGAATTACTTGATCTACCATTCGTTTGAATCCGTTTTCTTATAATTGTATGATAACTTTCAGATCTTCAGTCTGTGCTGCTGATCTTTCAATTGCGGCTCTGTTATCGATGTAAAAAATTTCACCTGTGAACTTATTTATATCACCAGGATTAGCGGTAGTTGCAATAGTAGCTGATCCTGAACCATTTGTTTCTGATACAGTTTCACCTACTTGGAATGGGATAAAGCCAGTTTCAGTTGTTTGGTGATAGTATATTGTGTCGGTATCAAATCTATCTACATATGCTCTAGCCCCAGATGTTCCACCTTCAATAATCTTATCAGCGGTAAAATTATTACTAATAGACGAAACAGTCATATAATTTAAAGCTGAAGCTGTTGAAGTAGTCACCAGCACGTCGGCTGAATCTAATGGATTACGGATAATACCAACTTGTCTAAAATCTTGTCCGACGATAAAGTCGTCATTTTCAGCACCGTTAGGTTTCGTGTTAAACATAATTGCGGTAGACTTAAGATCAATTCTCGGATCTGCCCCAAATCCATTCTGCGGTGATATATTTACTCTCGCTGTGGCTCCTGTACCACCCCCTCCTGTAAATACTACATCCGCATAATGGTAATCATGACCCGGATAATATAATATACTTGCAGCAGAATCTTTCATTTCGACTTTAACTACTGCGCCAGAACTAATCGTAGCAACACCTTGAGCACTATCCCCATCACCGACAATAGTAACCGCTGGGGCTGAAGTATAACCTGTCCCGCCGGCCGTTACCGTAATATTGGAAATTGTTCCAGGAATAGCAGCTTTTTGAATACCGTATTGTTCTCGATAAGCAGCTGGTGACCCAAGATTTACTCCTGTATCTGAATCGATTAAACTTACGGGCATATAATTAGCAGAAAGAAAGTTATTCGCCTGAACAACAGCCATAGTATATAAAAACTTCCAAATATATCCGTCAGCTGTTCTAAATGGGGTAGATGGAAAACCGGAAGGTTTAACTGTTGAAGCTACCGCGGCGCCGGCACTATTCTTTCCTTGTTCTAGACAAATATAAATTTGATTTTCATCTGTTATAACATAATAAGAATTAGTAGGATAACCGGCTTGTGAATTATTCCATGCAGAATAAATTGTACCTGATGTCCAGTTATATCTTGGTATGACATAAGAAACATCTTCAGCTTTTTTAATAGACTGTAAACTTAATCTAAAGTTTCTTTCTTCTAGGATACTATTTGTTGCGGTCGGTGCGGCATCAAAAGAATCCCACTGTTCCGATCTACCAATACCAATATAGTAATGCTGAGCAGAGTCTGCAATATCATCTAAAAGATTTTGAATAAATCTTTTTTTGAAGCTGTCTGTAATAATTGCCATATTTCTATCCTATTATGCTACTGTTACTTCGCCTTGGTTACCGATCAAATACCAGTTTGTGCCATCCCAAACAACCTGGCATCCATCATATTGTGCTAAGGCAAATGAAGTACCTTGGGCAAAACTTGCTGGAGTAACTGTTGCAGCACCAGCTCCTTTATTTGTAAAAATCTTATATTCGCCAACTGTTGTACCATTAGCTAGAGAAACTGCTAATGCCGAACCACTGTTGCAAATTATATATGTTGCTGCGGTTGATGCCGCACCTGAAGACGTAATAGTCGAAGAGGTATAAGCTGCTTTTGCAATTTCAACTGAACCAGTACCCTTACCAGCCAATTTCATTGTTATATTAGTATCGCCACCAGATGCAGTAATGGTGGGTTTATTACTGGTAGAAGCATTTGCAAGAGTAACTTCGTTGACTGCTGATGCTGTTGCAGTAACTTTAATTAACTCTGCACCATTTACGTCATTAATTGATGTGGTAATACGAGGGGTATTTAAAACCGGGGATTCTAAAGTTTTATTCGTAAGAGTTGCCGCATGATTATTAAAAGTAAAGGCATCAGAGTCTATTAGATCCGGGAAGTTAATAATCAAATCCTGCCCGGAATCAACTTGACCTTCATAATGGAAGTGATAGTAACCGGTGCCAGATACCCCGTGAAGTCTTAAATCCCCGTCTATTTTAGTATTATATAAATGTTTTCCAAATAAATTTTGTTCAGCCGTAGTTATAACAACTTCACCTGAGGAGTCAGGAAAATTAATGGTATTATCTTTCGTGGGATTAGTTACTGTAACAATAGTTTCAAAGGCGTCAGCGGATGTTCCCTCAAAAACAATATTATTATTTGTAAAAGTAATTCCGGTAGAAAGAACATCGCTGTCGCCGCCAAGCTTGCGATAGATCTCTACGAAATTTTCATTGATCTTCTGTCCGGCACTACGTAGCGTATCACCAGTTCCATCGTTAGCTGTTGTTCCAGTGCTAATGTTCTGTCTTGTCATGATTAATTCCCGTTGAGTTTAATCTATTTATATAAAAAATTAAGGCAAATCTATATACTGAAAAGTATTATTGGTAGAATCTATATAATCAAAGTTTGATTGGTCGACGGTTTCTGTCGAGTTAGAGAAGTCCACCGAAACGATAATGCCATCAGAATCTTGGTCAAATCTTGGTCCATTTTCATCTTGGAATTCAATGAACGAATTGTATTGATCGTCAAACTGTGCCAGAGTGCCGTCAAAAGATCCTAGAGTTCTATATGGATTAAATCTTTCAGAATAAAGATCTGAATCTGCATCATCAGTAAGAATAATAGTTAGTGGTTGGAATGTTAGTGCCGTTACTGAAGCAGTATTTTCAAATGAAATAACTCCAGCATTCGAATCTTGGAGTGAAATAGGCATTTGTCCTAAACCAAGATCTACCACATTTTCTACGAAGATATCCCCAGCAAGATAAAATCCTCCTGGATGCACAAACTTTTTGAATAGAGTTTCCCATTTCGAAAAAGAAACACCAGATTTAATCAATATTGAATGAATTTGATATCTCTTATCATCCTGAATGTATTTTAATGAGTCAGGACCTAATCGAGATTCATTAACGATGAATATATCATTTTTTGGATATACAATATCGACTTCTTCGTCAAAAAATCCTCTAAAGAATAATTTAGCAGAATTTGCACTGCCCTTTTCTCTATAGAAGTTAGCAAATAATTTAGCTACCAATCTGGGGTTAATACTGAAATCCGACGAGGTTAATTCAAGCGCAATCTCATCAAATATACTATCCAATTGTTCGAGTAAGGTAGTATTTAAATCACGTGCCTGATATAAAGAACTAATAAAATAACTGAATCCAGAATCATCAGTTTCTAGATAGTTATAATATTCTTCTAGGAACTTTACCAGATTTGGATAGTCTGTAGCAAAGTGTTCCGGAAGAACTTCTTTAACCTTGCTAGTAATAAAATTACTAGGAATCCTATTTAAGTAGTCTATATTATGAGACATTATATAGTAACCCTAATGCGTTCGTAATCAATCTGAGCAGATGAAAATGAATTAACCGAATCTAAACTTAAAACAAAGTTTCTTAGCGGTCGAATCGTACTCTGATTTGCAGGGATTGCTGACAATTTGATTTGAGTAAAAGAACCAGTAATTGCATCCGGAGCAAAACCAACTATATTTACTGTACCGGTACTAGGATTATATGTTCCTACATTTGTTACAAGAACTAATCCATCGGCAACTGTAGCAACTTCGAGAATATTACTATTTAATTTATTTCTAATAATACAAGCTTGACCGAGATATTCGAATGAATTAGTAGTAATCACCCTTTGATCTGTTAATGGCGCTGATAAAGTAATCGGGAATTTAACAGTATATGGATTTGATTGCGATAGTATAGGAGTAAATCTTCTTTGAACTTTAACATTCATTCTAGAATTCAAAATAGCTTCTGATAATTCATCTATTTCAGTTAAAATAGCAGATCTTCTAAATACTTTATTAAAAAGACCTAAGTTAGTAGTGAAATAATTTGAAATAAGAGTATTGACTTGATTTTCTATAGAATTTACTGTAGTATTTGTTAGATTAGGATTAAAATTAAAGAAAGTTTCAGTCTCAATAAAACACACTTGAGCATCAGCAAAAACCGTATCAATAGACATAATAGATCTATTTAAGGATAATTCATTTACAATATTATTTTCAACTGTATCTTGTACGGCTGATGTAGTACCACTTTTATATGCAAGAGATACGTATACTTTACCGTAATGTGGCGGATCATTATCTTCTCCACCCCATGCAGTAACATCATTCAAATAATTACCATAACCGGATTTAATTAATGCAATATAATCTTGCGCCGTCACTAATCTATTCTGTGCAGAAAATTGGATAGGAGCATTTTGTTTAATTGAAGAAATTGATTCTTTATCAGCGCCGCCTGCAGATCTTGATACAGTTGTTACGTTTACCGTATAATCTGTAGACCCAACTGTTAATTCAGCCTGGGCCGTAAACGTTGTAGCGCCATTACCTGCAACGGAATTGGTTGAGATGTATGTTACTACAATGAATTCGCCAGGCACCGGTTTTTTACCGATGATCGAACCGTCCCCGAAATATAGCTCGTAATATCCATTCGGGGCTTCTCTTAATCCATAAAAAGCAGAAGTAGAGTCAACTGAAATAGCTTGACTATATGGAAGATATGTGTCAAATAAACTCGAGTTCCTATTCCGATATACTCTTACCAATACAGTAGAAGTATCCATATTTTCATCTGGAATAATGTAAATGGGATTATCGTTAGAACTAACTAAAAAAGACTTTGTCTTAAGATTCCCTTCATATATAGGAATATCAGAACTACCATCTGATGTTTCAAATTGATATAACCCTGTGCCATCATCAGTAGCAATATAAGAACTGGTGGTATAAAAAGTATATGCAACATCATCAACAGTTGTATTAAATTTGGTATTAGCTGGAAGAGTCGCTGTTGACGGTCTACCGCTATCGGTATTTGTAATGGAAAGATTTACAACGGCTGCCGCAGCAGATTTAGATCTTGGTGTATATCCTAAACTTTCCGCAATAGCTAAAACGGAACCTCTTAGCTGCGCTGTGTTGAGAAATGCTTCGTTTAACGCAAAGTTAGCAATCAAGCCGTTGTAATGCGTATTATAGGCCAAAACATCAAGAATTGAATCTAATGCAGATGCATCGAAATCATAATCAGCAAAGGCATCTGTTGATAGAAAATGTGTCTTTAAGGATTCTTTGATTCTAGCAAAATCAAGTTGGGTGGATTCTATACTTGTTGCCATATTATCTTAGCCTTATTACTGTTGTTTCGAATACTACGGTTTCAGAGGTATTAACAACTTGGAATTCTACTCTTACCCTAGCAGTATTATTATCTGGTTGTACGTTTGGGACTATTGATATAAGTTTAGCCCTCGGTTCAAAGTTTTCGATAGCGGCGGTAATATATTCTGTTAATAAAATATTTGTTTCGTCATTCGCTAGCTCAAATAAAAGATCGTTTAAACCACCGCCAAAATAAGGATTAAATGGCTTTTCACCTGGTATTGTAAGTAAAAGATTCTTTACTGCCTGCTTAACAGCTGCAGCATCTGTCTTTTTATATACATCACCAGATGGCTTTTTAGTAAATGTAAGATCAAGATCCGAATAAGTTCTAGCCCTAGAAGTTACCAAACTTCTAGTTTGTAGATCTCCATCTTCTGCTGCAAAGTATTTTCTGACCATCTTTTTCCCTGGGGTTTAGTATATTTATACTAATTATTACCAAATTCCGGCTTCGTACGCATCTTTACCTTCTTGATTACGTACTGAAACTGGCCCATATAATCCTTGATTTTCTTTAAAAGATTCATAAGAATCTGATATAAACGCTGAACCTATTGGATCATCAGCAAGAGTAACCGGATTAATGGTTAACCATCTTTGCTTACCGTTATAGGTAAAACTATAGCCATTCGATTCCACATTTAGTTTATTTTGTTTGATATAGTCTATTACTTCAGCTTCAGTTTTAAACTTACCGCTTAGATCTTCTGGCCCACCGGTAGTTCTAGTATTTGCCTGCTTACCATCTTGGGTTTCGTCGCTAGGTTCATCTGTGGCATCATTATCTGGAAGATCTGGACTATTATCAGGAGACCCTTTTTCAATTTTGGTAATTTTATCACCAATCTTAATAAATTCTCTACCTTGCGATCTGTTATTAAATAGGGTTTCAGTTTCCATTTTAAAGTCAGCCGTAAAGTCTTCTGCAACTTGTGGCATAATTACAATAATCTGGACGTTAACGTCTTCGCTCATTCCTCTTGGATCTAATTCATCATAATCCAAAATGATCTTATCATAACGGATATTATTCGCTAACCAAACTGCAAGATCGAAAGTCTTATCCTTATCAATAATACCATTCGGACCGATTACTTCGTACACAACTGCACGACCTTGAGTTCTTAGATCCAGAATACCATCTGCAGTAATTACTTCTTGGGGTTCTTTCACATATACCCCTTCAATAATATCAAGATTATAACCTTTAAAGATATCTTGGTTATCACGTACCCTTTGAACGAGGTTTGCTTGTGGTATTAAATTACGGACTAGTTGTTTCTTTTGCTCTATTCTTAGGGTAGGATCAAGCTTACCTTTATCCCCTTTACCATATAGGAATTGTGACAGCGAAATCCCACGAGCAAGTTTGGTAGATGCAAGGATTTGATCTGCATCTTTTGGATCAAATCTAGGATCAACTGAGATAGGAGCAGTTAAGTTAATATCTGCCTTTACCCTAACTTTTGGATCTGGTGCGCCTTCAATCGTATTTCTACCCGTTATAGTGGTATTTTTCGGATCAATTGAATAAGCAATGCTAGACGGCGCTGGATTATTGTATTTTGGATTAATAACTCCGCTTGAGGCTTGATGGTTACCAAACTTCGAATTCTCTCTGTGACCGGCATCTCTCAGTTTTGCTCTAGTCTCTGCTGTTGTTAAGATCCTACGGGTTACCCCACCGGTGTCACGAGTCTTATCATACGCACCTTTTAGATGATCGCCTTTATCGATAAAGATCTTCTGAATACCATAACCGCCTTTATACAGATATTCTGACATAACTGCTGAGGTTGCTTTATCATTAATCCCTGCATTATCATCTAGTACAGTACCCCCATTCGATGCAGCACTTTGTGACGTGAATGAACCAGAAAGATCAGCAATTTTGGCGGTACCATCAAGATCCCCTACAAAGTAGCCGTGGAATGAAGTTGCATTTATCCTATCTGCGTGGACCGATGAAGCATTTACTCTTTCACTTGCATTTACCGTTTGGGTTTTAACTGTGTCTCCCGCATGCACGGAATGCCCGGTAAACATATTATAATTGTGCATAATAACACCTTCACCCCCAATATTTCCGGTGGCGCCAAAAACCGAAATACTTTCTGCTGCAATATTAATGTCAGGGGCTGATTGAGTAATCTGGGCTTCAGATGATACTGATAATCCACCCTTCATAGCAATAGTCCCGCCGCCTTCTGTCGCAATCTTGTGATCCCCTTTGGTATAGGTGTCTCTAAATCCAAGAGCAGCTGACGTGTGATTTTCTGTCATAAAGTCTTGACGACTACCGACGATAGATGTATATTTGTTACCAAAGTATAGATCACGCGAAGCCCCATTGATAGTCTTGGTTTCTTCTTTTGCTTGCACATTAAAAGATCCGCCAACATTTACATTAAAATCACCGCCGACATTCAATGTAAGATCGCCACTAAAATGTAGCTGACCATCCCCAGTTACCACGAGTTTATGACCGCCGTGATTAACTTCTACTTTACCATCGCCATGTGATGATACAACAATTGTTCCATCGGGACGCATATCGATACCGGAACCAGATGTATGCTTAATCAAAATACGAGGATTTTCTGGGGTGTCATTGTATTCAATAACATGTCCGGAAAGAGTTTCAATAACCTGATTTAATGGATAACGAGCGGAAATACCAGTAACATATTGCGCAATATCAATACCGGCGACAGTACCAGAGAAATCGAGATAATGACTAGTATATCTTTGCTTTGCACTGAAGTTAAGAGAGGTGGAGTTAGCATATGCCTGTCTTGGCATCTGACCAGAAATATCACCGAACGTCAAAGGGTTAGTAGGATATTCTTCCTTACCCTCTTCTACTTTTTCTTTAATCTGTTGCTTACGTGCTTCCCTTAAGATCGCATCGTCATATGGAGCTTTAATATATCCCTTTTCATATGCATAAGCTTTTTGTGCAGCAGTAAAGTTAGTAGCCTGTTGACCACCACCGCCAGTAATATCTTGTAAAGTATCAAAGTCTTTACGAGCTGTTTCTACAGCTTTTTCATCTGCGTCTGTCCATGTACCGAACTGATTCGATCCTGCCATTTTTTACTCCATAATTCTTATATCGTTTCTAGCCAATCGACAGCTGGTTGACCTCTTTTAGACCAAATCCTACCAGCTTCGGGCGGACGAGTATGATACTGATAGTAATTATCAACGTGCATTAGTGGTGGCATATATCCAGGACCCGCACCAATATCGCAATTACCAATAGCTCGACATGCTTTTGCAAACTGTATAACTCTACTATCTGGATTTGTGCTTGATGCTGAAAGAACTTGTTCTTTTTTTCTATCTGCATCAGCATATATGTATATGTCAGCAGCATAACCATCATCGTGACGAGGCGATCCAGTAGCAACCGCGTATTTATTTCCCGGAATAAATTTTCTACCGCTACCCGTATAATTACCACCAGCTGCTTTAATTGCCGCCCTTGACATTTGTCCCGCTGATACAATTGTCAAATAAACATTTGCTTGAGTCGCCGCTTGATTTAGAATTTTCATAAGAGATGGTTGGATTAACTGTCGTCTAGGATTACTTAGATTCGATTGGAATGCTTCTGTTCCCCCGATGTAGACTACACGTGGGCCAATTGGTTTACCAAGATCCTCATCCCTTTTAGGCGCAACAGCGGTTTCAGGCGGGGCTGATGATCTACCATTAATACTCTTAGAAATTTTATCGATATCCAGTCCGGGATCAAGCGATCCGCCTCCTCTGCCACCTTCGGTAACAAATTCACCTTTACCGTAAAATTTAATACCTGGAAGAGCATTTACGGTTTGTTCCATTAATCTTTTAACTGCTAATCCCTGAGAGTGTGTAATAGACTCAGACGTTAAAACACCTTCTTCCCCCTTGAAGACGTTATATCCACCTACAATTGCAACACGAATAGTTTCGTCGTTACCGATCTGTCTATCTCTTTGGGTGATACCATTTGGTAGAATAATATAGTGATAGTAATTTTTCGGTTTAATAGTATCTTTGTTAACAACTTCATCTTTATATGTTTCTGTCCAACCAAACTCCATAGCTTTGGGCTGTTTTAGAGCTGTGACTACTTCAGCAAATACCTCTTCAGTATTATTAACGATTGGTTGGGATTTAGCTAATGTAGCCGCTTGGCTAATAGTACTAGTTGCGATCGCATCCAAATCTGATGATAACATGGCGGCTGCACTGCCGAACTGTGCTTGTAATGTAGCAATTTTAGTTTCAAAGCCTGTGATATCTGCGCTAATATTAATACCAATGTTTGGGGCTTTTTGTAAGATATCAAGTGCGCCGGCAACTGTACCATTGGTAAACTCTTTTACTACGTTACCCATAATATTATCGATATCTGGAATATTTACTGATACGCCTAATGTACCTTTCATAACATCAAGAGTTCTATTTACATCGTGTAATGCATCAAGGATAGGCGATCCAGTTACAGTATTAAGTAACTGGTTAATGTTTGTATTCAATTTAGCAGTAAGGCCGGAAAGATTATCATTAATGATATTACCAATATTAGGGATAGTAAAATTGGGTACTTTCATTTGAGAAAGAACGTTTGAAAGACCTGCAGTTGCACCAGCTAAATCCCCCTGAATACCATCCAGCTGGGTTTTCAATACAGTTTCGATCTCAGTTGATTTAATTAATTCGATAGCAGGAACAAGATTCTTAGTTGCGACAGACATAGCATTAGTAACTTCGGCTACCGCTTGTGGTGTAGGTAAAGTTAATGCTATATTATTAAATGCTTCTTTTACTTCAGATCCTGTAATAGCATTTGCTATCGTCTTTGACGCAGATTCTAGCTCTGGCTTTAGCTTAGCAGCTACCTGTGGTAAACCATCAGCCATTTCTGCTAATGGTTTTTGTATACCAGGTAAAGCATGCTGTAAATTATTTGTAACTGTAGTTGCAGCCTTTAAAAACTTCGGTAAGCCTTCTTCTATTTCTTTCGGAAAATCGTCCAATACAGAAGAGATACCCTTTAAGCCGTTATTTAATTCTTCCCCAGCTCTAGGTAAGTTTGATTTTAAGTTAGTACCAATGCCTACTAAATTTTTACTAATATCGGAAAGATCGCCTGCTAAACTGCCTGCTAACGCTTCTAACTTAGGTGCTTCTTTAGCTAAAGTCCTACTAACATCATTCAGGGCAGGTTTTAATCTACCTACCATTTCAGTATTTAAAGTTTTAAACTCATTTGCAGCTTTTTCTAGACCTTGTGTAATTTCAGGACTAAAAGCTTTCCGACTAAGACCTTCTAACTCTTTTGTTAATTGTGTTGCATCAATCATGATACGTTCCCACTTGATTTATTATTAACAGCAAATGAATTGTAAACCTCTTCAGCCTTTATCCATCTTTTCTTATAACCGCCTACGTTATCTCTTCCACTATTTACTCTTGTCTCATAAGGTGCAAACTTCCACAGAGTATCACCTTTCCATTTCTCAACAGAAAATTCAGCAATCTCATAAAATGCTTCTACCCGATCAGCGGCTTTTTTCGCGGTGTTACATGTAGGTGCCCATTCGTCAAATTTAAGCCAATTTACAGTTTGTAGTTCGTGGATTACAAACTCTAGTTGGGTCTGTAAGTCGGGGGCACGATATTTTCCAGCAGCGCCAGACAATAACTTTGTTTGATATAACTGTCTACCTAAACGATTAGCGAAATTTATTAATGCAGGCCTGCGGTCTCCTAACCACTGGGCGATACCTATAGCACCTATTCCATTTTCGATTAATGGATTACATCCAACAGATTCTACGATAAAATTACCAGTAAATCCAGCAGCTAATTCTTTTGAATTTGATAACTTCATATCTAAACGAAACACAGCTTCGAGATAATTATACACTTTTTCTATGTTTGTCCCGCCCTGGATTGTACCACTGGTAGATCCACCACCGTGTGGAGAAGTACCACCTAGATCTGTAGGTGAATTACCCGCGCGAGGTGTGACCGAGGTCGTCCGGGCGGCTTCTCTTCTTGGGTCTGCCGCATCTGGATTTACATCAGTTTGTGTAGAATCATCAATAGGTAATGGATTACCATCGGGATCAGTTGTTCCAACTCCTCTACTGCTGACAACTGCACTGGTAGCCCCATCTGGTTTTTGTCCATCCACTCTAGGGATAGATCCAAGAACAAGAGGTAGCTGAGAATGTTTCCCATCTAGAAATATACCAAATACTTGGGCATAAGGTTGAATACCAATTGGTGTACCATTTAACCCAGAAGTACCACCCTGAGTTACGGGGGCAACAACCTGTGCCCACGGTAATGCTGAAACAGGTATATCTTCAGATGATGCAGAATGAATACCATAGATACGAACTTTAACACGTCCTTGTTTAATTGGATCGTTAACAGATTCTACTACGCCAACCCACCAACGTGTTTCGTCGCCATAAAAATCGTTATATAATGTTTTTAAACTCATTTTAGATTCTCTAACTTAACACAGGTCAATGTAACATCATATCTTTCTGTTCTAATATTATGTCTTGCAGCATAGATCATATGCTTACCGGACTTAACTTTATCAGTAAGTTCATGAATATCAGTAGTAGTTGTTGGAGTTTGGTTATTTAAAAACTTCAAATTAATTAGATTTCCGATAGTCCTATTTTGATCTGCTACCGAAAAGTTACGGCCTGAAACAGCGATATCAATTGAACCCGATGTTAAAATATTACGTATCGCCTTCGAGGTAATAGTTCTATTTAAATTTTCTAATTCTCTAAATGAAACATTTTCAGGATAAGGATATGAAGCGTGAATTGCATATTGCTTACGGGATTGGATAGTATTTAAAAGCTGATCTTTATATTGATATTTATTTTTAAATTTAAAATTATCTCTATTATAGTTGGGAATAATACCAAGACTATTTTCAATTTCAAAAGTTGTACTAAAATCTGCTGATAATGACGTATCCCAATATCCTTGCTTTGAACTAATTAAACCAGCGTCGATTAAGTTACTGATTTGTAGCGGATTTTGTCTATAATCTTGAATAACGTAATATCCTGTTAATGGATCTTTTCCGCCGTTGTTTGCAGAAGATGTAGTACTTTGGGAATAGATATACTCTCTTGTATCAGGGACAGGTGCCGCAATCATAGTAGAAAGCGGTAAAAAGTGTAGTAGATTGGGTTGCATCAAAGTGGAAAAAAGATAATATGGGGTTCCGAAGCTAGACGTAGTTCTATCTTTAACCCAGTTAGCAGCTTCCAGCGGGGTCATATTCGGAACAATGAGTTTAAGAGGATAGTTTGCGATATCCTCATCCTCTTTAGATAGTTTAGTATTAGGGAAATGGTCTGTGATAATCTTATTTACAATTTCTCGTGGTGTACCAGAATAAGCTTTATTCACATTTAAAAATGATGATATAAATCCAGCTTCTTCAATGATATGAAAAGTGATTAATTCACTATTATCGTTATTTTTAGACGTATCTATAATACGATCGATAATAAACTTTCGCTTAATAGAAGGTCTATCATCTTCTGGGAATTTAAGGGTAAGATCGAATTGTTCTATACCTTTGAATTGGGCTTCGTCGAGTACGCCGTATGTATCTAAAAACTGAACTGTACCGGTAATATATGGTTTATCGATATGCTCGTATAATACCATATCCGAAATAGATCTTGCGATCTGATAAGTCTTAAACCCATCAGCTGCTGTAATCGTAGCGATTTCTATGATTAAACGATCAATTGACATTATTGACTACGCATTGCTTCTCTAAATGCTGATACGACAGAATTAATTGCTTCAGGCTTTATAACTCGAATCTGTCTAAGTTTATCATTTTCATCTGAAATAAAATCATAATATGTAACAGAAGTATATTGAGCCCCTGGGCCATTTGCCGGATCAATATCAACAAAATTTCCGTCTGCATCGAGATAATGTTTTACCGCATTATATTCCTCAACCGCAGAAGTCACGATAACCTGATTACCCTGTCCATCTTCAATAAATTCATTATTAGTAAAATTCTTTGATCCCCAAATAAATAGTTGTCCGAGGTCTTCTACTCTTTTATAAATTACTCCAGTCTCTGTAGACGAGATACCTGTTATAGTATCACCAATAGCAAAAACATTATCTAAAGAATTTTTAGTTGTAATAACAGTATTATTATAATTAGTCATCATCCATTCATCTAGTCTACTATTATCAATTGGCCAACCTTGTCTTCTTAAATTATCATTCATTAAAAAAAATGTCCAATAAAAACTTACGTCCCCATATAATTCAAACGAAACTTGGTCAGGTCTTTTATCAAATATATCATAATATTGATAAAAATTTAGATTATCTTTAATATCATCAATGATATCAGCATAAGCTGATATATTCTGTATTAATACAGAATCTTCTAGCGTTCCAAATCTATAAGTTGCTAATGGAAATTCTCTGAAAAACATTAATAACCATCCCTGATATCTGATTTCGATAGTGTTCTTGGTTCTGCGAAACTGATTGTTAAATCGACTTCAGATGGTTTACCATCAACGTGCCATCCCATACTTGACGGGTTATAAACTGTTTGAACATTACGAAGATATGATCTTAAGAACCTAGTAGCAACTCTTTGGCCTTTATAAGTCATAATAATATCAAATTTATTCGGGAAAATATACCCAACGGATACGTTACCTGTTTTAATGTCTTCTGGATATAATTCGGTTCTAAATATCTTAATGATCTGTTCTATCTGATTTGCTTCAGCTGCTGAGGAAGCAATCATTTTAAATGTAAATGTAAATTCTCTTAGATTAACCGACTTAAACAAAGATCTTGTGTTAGGATTTACTGCAACACCTAAGGCAGATCCAACCACGCCTCTTACCGTATCTCCTGGAGAATTATTTGCCAAACGTACAGAAGCTAATGCTGCTAACTCCGCAGACATTTTTTTTCGACCTAAAGAAATATCTAACGCCGATTTTCCTGCCTTTGAAAGCTCGTTATAAGCTGCTTCTATAAATCCGCTGCCGCTTTGTACCCCAGCTAAAGCACCGGCACCCATAATTCCTAAGTTAATAGTTTCATAGTTAACTGTATCAGCAATGTTAATAGCCTGCGGCAAATAAAGTGTTACAGGTGCCGATGCTTTCGAATTATAACTTGTTAAGGGTACACTATAGACTTTAGTATCTCTTTTACCATAACGAAAAGCTTCTTGTCTAGGATCACTTATTTCGGGGTTATTTGAATTCGTACGACCCTCTGAAAAGTTTTCTACGGCGCTGGTGGTAGTTGAAAGAACATCTCGTACGCTCGCAGCCGCATCGATATATTTCTCTGCGACAGGAATGAACATAATCTTTCCTGCGTACTGGTCAGTATTTTCGTCTAAGGGATATTGTGGCATTATGACCCTATAAATAAAGTGAATTCTTATCATTATTTATATGGAAAACTATGGCTTATTCCGGGAAATATAAAGTTAAAAATCCGAGCAAATATAAAGGCGATCATACGAATGTAGTATATAGATCATTGTGGGAAAAATATTGCTTTAAGTGGTGTGATGAAAGTTCTGAAGTAAAAGAATGGTCAAGTGAAGAAGTTGTAATACCGTATTTCTATGAGGTAGATAAGAAATATCATAGGTACTTTATGGATCTCAAAATCACATACACGAATGGCAAGACGGTGCTAGTAGAGATCAAACCAGATAAAGAAACCAAACCACCAGCATTTAACGGTCGTAAGACAAAGCGTTACATCACAGAAGGATTGACCTACGTCAAGAACATGAACAAATGGGCAGCTGCACAAAACTACGCTGCTGATCGTGGTTGGGGATTCCAGATCTGGACCGAGGATACGCTACATAGAATGGGTATTAAACCAAAATCGACAAAACCATTAAAACCATTAGCCCCATATAAAAAACGTAAGAAATCAACATAAATAGCTGTATGTCAAATTTATTTTATAACTTAGAAATCGAAGCGTTCCGTAAAGGACTTACTCTTAGAACTAAGGAATCACGCGAGTGGTTCCGCAAAAGAGTAGCGAACCTACGACCAAACCGTAGTGAGCTGATGAAGGAAGAACCAATTCAGCTGAAAAATAGATCTATCGTAGGTAGTATGGCATTTTTCTTTTACGATCCGAAGCACAAAGAAACGCTACCATATTATGATTCCTTTCCCTTGGTGATTGTGGTTGGTCCGGCAGAAGGTGGATTCTATGGTTTGAATCTCCATTACCTTCCGCCGACCCTCCGCGCTAAGTTTCTTGATGCCTTATTAGAGATTACAAACAACAGACTATATGATGATTCCACTAAGTTTGATCTTTCGTATAATATGTTACAACGTGCCTCAAAAATGAAGTACTTTAAGCCGTGCTTTAAGCATTATCTGACCAAGCACGTTCGTTCACGCTTTGCTATGGTTGAAGCGCCCGAGTGGGAAATTGCAACATTCTTACCAACAGCAGACTTCCAGAAGGCAACACGAGCACAAGTCTATGCTGATTCCAAGAGGAAGATAAATGGCTAGTATAGAAGAATTAAAAGGTACGATTACAGCTGGTGGCGGCGCTGCCTTACCTCATCAGTATCTTGTTCAGCTTCCAGCTATTCCCGGATCATCTTTAGGTGCAAGAGAAAGAAACGCTCTCTGTAAAGCAGCTAGATTACCTGGCAGACAGATTCTAACCTACGATCGTCAAGTAGGACTAATGAACCAGAAAATAGCATATGGCTATGGTGTTGCTGAAGTAACATTGGTATTTCATATCTTAAACGATTACAAGACAAGGGACTACTTTGAACGCTGGCAGAATTTAGCTGTTGATCAGGAAAATCAACAAATACAATATTCTGACAATTATAAATTCCCAGTGCAGATATATCAACTTAAAAAAGGTCAGTCTTTCCAACTTTTCGACCAATCATTTGGATTTAATCTTGGCCCATTCGGCGTAAACTTTAACATTGATATTGAAGCAAATAGATCAGCAACAGGCGTATATGCAGTAGAATTAGAAAAAGCATTTCCAACAACGATGAACGGAATCGACTTTGCTGATGCCTCCACGGATCAAACATTAGAAATTTCTGTTGACCTTTCCTATAGAAATTGGAAGCGAATTAAATAATATGGAGAATTAGATTATGGCAATCCCCGTAATTAATGAAGTACCGAAGTACAGTTTGGTTATTCCATCGACCAAAAAGAAAGTAACATATAGACCGTTTCTGGTCAAAGAACAAAAGATTCTTTTAATGGCTTTAGAGTCAAATGATAGAGAATCAATTGTAAGATCCATTTCAGATACGGTGGAAGCGTGTGTTATGGAACCGATCGAGATCCATAATCTGGCTACATTTGATTTGGAATATATGTTTACCCAGATTCGTTCCAAATCAGTTGGCGAGCATAGTGATATTGTTTTAAAGTGTACTGAATGTGATGCACAGAATGAAGTGTCAATTGATCTTGAAAAAATTCAAGTTAATGTACCAGACAAAGCACCAATCATTCAGTTAAATGATAAGTTCTCTTTAAAATTAAGATATCCGAGGTATGATGATATATTACCGGCTGGAAGAAACGAAGAAGTTAAAATTAGTGAATTATATTCTGCCATGGCATTAGCAAGTCTAGATTATCTTCTGACCGAAAATGAACAAATTCGTTTCGATGAAGAGCCCGAAGAAGAACGGATTAAGTTTTTAGATAATTTAAATACAGAACAATTTCAAAAGATCCTTCAGTTTGTACAGTCGTTACCGAAGCTAACACACAAAGTAGAATTTGATTGTCATAAATGTGAACATCACAACTCTGTAGTCCTGGAGGGTCTGGAGAATTTTTTTTAATAAACCTCTCTCATGAAAGCTTGGTGAATTATTATCAAACGAATTATCAGCTTATGGAAAACCACAAATATTCGTTAAATGAGCTTGAGACAATGATACCATGGGAGAGAGAAATTTACGTTGCTATGTTAATTGAAGATATGAAACAAAAAGAACAAATGAGAAAAGAAATACAAGGATTCTAGCATGGCTACTTTAGCAGAGATTAATGAAACTCTATTAGAACAGAATCTTTCTTTGAAAGAAATGGTTATAGAGCAAGAATCTACCAATGACGCAATCCAGTCATTGGTATCAAAAATCTCTGCTCAAATGGAATTTGATGAAAGAGCTCGATTAAAAGATATCGAGAAAAAAAGAGAAGTTGTAGCGAAAGAAAAGAAAACAGATATTTCTGCTCCAAAAGGATTCGGCGAAGGGTTCAGACAGGGGCTTGGTGGTATACCGGGCGCAGGATTCTTCTCAGATCTTTTCTCGAAGGCGGGACTAGGCGCTGGCCTTGTTCTTGGTGCTACAGGTCTAGCCGCTGCAAAAGCTTTAAAGACTGCAGTACTGGGCGGATTATTCGCTTATCTTGCACCCGAGCTAAGTGAAAAAGGCGGTGAAAAGATTATCGGTCTTATGAAATCAGTTGGTATTCCTATGGAATGGTACGATAACCTTCCACAGGAAATGAAAGATACGATTGAAACGGGGATTGGGGGTATAGCAGGGGCTATCGTTGCACAGATTGTACTTGCATTCACTGCTAAAAAAGGTCTTGGATTACTAGTAGGTCTTGGTGCTCTAATCACTAAAAAAGTGTTTAATGCAATTGCAGATGCCGGCAAAGCTGCTGGCACCCCGCCGAGCGCTGGGACTGCTGCGGGTGCTACAAGAGGCGCGGCGACTCGTAGATTAATGAGTCAAGCAGATGAAGCATTTCAACCTTTACCCCCGAAGGTTACTAGTCCTCTACGACAAGCAACTAAAAAGTTCGGTGCATCTGAGCTTATGAGGCGGGCTGAAGAAGGAATACAATCTGGTAAATTTAAGAACTTAGATGAAGCTGTAGAAGCACTAGCTAAATCTGGAAAAGCCGCTAAATATGGTAGACTGATACAGTTTATGGCCGGACTTGCTAAATTAGCGCCCGCTGCTGCAATTGCTGCAGACTTTATCGAACCAGCTTGGGCAATCTATACTGACCAACCGGCTGACGTAGTGAAAAAAGAACTTGTGGGGGCTTTTGGTAGTTTAAGTGGGGGTACACTTGGGGCCATAGCTGGTGCCGGCGTAGTATCGATGGCTGCAGGTCCAGCTGCAGCAACTGGCATACCGGGATTACTTGGCGGAATGGTTGGTGGTGTAGCAGGTGCATTAAGCGGTGAGTATACAGCAGAAGCAATTGCCAAGTTTTTGATGGGTGTCGGAGATGATCTAGAGCCTGTGAATAAACAGAAGACTAGTGCACTACAAAGAGAAGACGTAAGGGATACGAGATTCGAGACTGGATCATTACCTGCTTATGGTATGGGTTCGTTTGCAGATCTTGGCGTCGGTGAGATGAATCCATTCGGTACTGGTAACGTATTCACAAACAATCCTGAATATAAAATACCAGAACCACCG